AGGGGCTCCCAGCGCAGTGTAACATCCCTTTACTCCTATGGTGTTCCTCTCCTTTCCAGGGAGAGGCCATTGTTGGAGTATTAGATTGGAGGGTGCTACCCTCCAGGACCGAAAGGAGCTCCGTTGCAGTGAGTGTTAAGCGCAGGAGATCTGTTCCCATTAGTTATGGGAACGGATTGTTAACGCAGGAATACAACCGTGCGGGGCCTTGGTCCTCTCGGACCTCGCCCCCGTATTACGGAAGTACCCTTCGTAACAATCGGGATCTTGATGCGGCTAACATTCAAGGGACTCAGGTAACTGAGTCCGAAAATCATCCAATATGGCGTAAGCTTAGTACGGGGAAGCCTCTCTCACTTGAGGAGGCATCCCGAGATACTAAGTCTCTTCGCAATATTGGTGGAGATTTCACGATGAAGCGGCAGCAATGTATGGTCGAGAAACTTGACCATCATACTATCGTCTCTCCGTGGAACACACAGAATCCAGCGTTCAGAGTGATCTATAATGGACCAATCTGTCCGCCGATTACGCTTAGTTTTCCACCTTTTGCCAACTCGTCAGAGTTGGAACTACAAAAGTTGGGAACAAAAGCGATATCGCTGTGTTCTCCAGCTAACAGCGTGGCCAATTTGGCCACAGCCTTAGGCGAAGTCAAGAATGATGGACTCCCAAAAGTTGTGGGGTCTACCACTTGGCACAACAGGATCAAAGGGATCCGGGAGGGCGCAAGCTCTTCTGGTAACGAGTTCCTGAATATCGTCTTTGGCTGGCTGCCTCTCGTTGCAGATATCACCGATCTTGCGAAAGGTGTTATCAACCTTGATAAACTTATGGAACAGTATATCAAGGGTGCAGGCGAGACAATCCGCCGTCGGCATGTTTTTCCAACTGTTAAGAAAGAGGAGATAACTACAGTAAAGTCAGGCTGTTCGCCGAGTATATCGCCGGACAGTCTACTTCTGTACGATTCTTCTCTTATTAACAAGGGGTCATATGTCCGGACTCGTCTAACGACGATTCGCCAATGGTTTTCAGGCTCTTTCACTTACTACCTTCCACGGGAGTGGAGGGATAGTCAAAGTGATCGAGTTGCTCTAGCGAGGCAATTGCTAGGGCTTGACCTGACACCAGAGGTTCTCTGGAATTTGGCTCCCTGGAGCTGGGCTGCTGATTGGTTTGGTGGAGTCGGCGATGTTTTACACAACGCCGATTCTATCGCCAATAACAGCCTTGTCCTACATTACGGATACATCATGGAACACTCTGTGGTCCAGGATACGTATACGTTTGTAGGTCCAACTGGCTTTACAGCCGGTTATCCCGGCCTTCCGGCGGAGATGGTCCTCATATCAGAGGCCAAAATCCGTCGGTCGGCTACGCCTTTCGGCTTCGGACTTTCTACTGGCTTAACTAACCAGCAGAAAGCCATCGTCGCTGCGCTCGGCATGAGTCGCGCGTAGCGTCGGGAGTTAGGCTGTTCTAAACGCCAATTGGGGCCAAAGATCTTGGCCCTAGGAGTGTTGCCTATGGCACTAGCCGATCCAAGTACCGTCACCATTAGTGCTACGCCTATTACCCTTCCCAGGACGTACAGTCTTGGTAAGGAGGCGCAGTACACGAGTGCTGACGGTCTCGTCAAGTTGTCCGCAAACCATACCCTCGTAAAACAGGGTAGGGAGCGGCACTTGATCAGGCTCGACCATTCGAAGGTCACCCCGAATCCGTTCGACGCGACGGAGAATATGAAGGTCGAGATGGCGGTTTACACCGTCTTCGATCTTCCTCCGGCGGGTTACACGGATCCCGAGGTTCTCGCTGTGTTCGCAGGTTTCAACACCTACTGCACAGCGACTTCGAACGCGGTCATCACCAAGCTTCTTGGTGGTGAATCGTAGTGATGGTGCCGGTGATATTGATCGGGAGGAAGGAACTACGGACTTGTCCGCTAGTTCCGACCTACCTGATCGACGTAGCCGGCTACGCCGTGATCACCTGGAATTCAATGAATTGAACATCAGCTTGAAGATCAGCTATAAAACTGTTCTTCTTGTTTTTGTTCTTTTCGATGTTTTCCATAAGGTGATCGATACGACGTTCGACAGTAATCTGCTTGATTTCCTCCCGTAAGGGGGGCTCAGGCCAGACTGTTGTCGTCGCATAGGCCACTTACTGTGAAGTAAGTGATCGTGGTGTCCAGGAGCGATCCTGGACGTGAGTGCTGTAGGCTACGGATCTGGTAACCCCCAATAAGGAGGGCCAGTGAAAAGCCTTATGACACTCTGGTCCCGATTAGCCGCGGAAGCGGCTGATCAATGCTACACGAGCGCCATCCGAGACATTAATACCGTCTCGGATCGGATCGAACATGAGGGGTTGTCGTTTTTCACGATAACCCTACCCGACTTTGGAAAAGCCATCCAAAAATGGTTAGACCAAGGTCAGGTCGGTATCCACTCCTCGTTCCGCAAGGAACGTGGAGGAAGTCTCCCCGCCTTTATGGGGGGTTTCTTCAACCGTGTGTTCGACCGGAGTAGTGGCTTGTTACTCGATGATCCTTGTATCGCCTCTATTCGAGCCTTACGTCAACTAACGTTGATGTTTGGCAAGATTGAGTTGGAGTGCTCCCCAGCACGCCAACTTAAGGCGATTCAGAATTATATCGAGTGTGAGCAGGAAGTCAAATTATTCGACGCGGGTCTTTCAGATAGGGATCTGAAAGACTTCGCAGATATGTCGAATATGCTTTTCGGGTCGGTCCTTACTGAAGTAGACAGAGATGTCTACTATCAGCGGATCGTTCCCAAGCACGGTCCAGGATCAACAGCTGATAGACTTGCCGGAAACGGCAAGTTTAATCAAGCTGTCTGGACTGATCGGCTCGAACCAGTCTTTCCGGCTGGCGAGCACATCTTACCGAACTGGTCATATTATGATCAGCTAGGAGATGTTGACTTCCTCGAACCTGGCGCTGAAGTGCCCGTACGGGTCACTTTAGTACCTAAAACGCTCAAGACTCCTCGTGTGATTGCGATGGAGCCAACCTGTATGCAGTATATGCAGCAGGGTGTGCTCCGTTGCTTTCTCGAGCACTTCTACAAGGATGACATCCTTGGGAAGTTTATCGGTTTTGATGACCAAGTTCCTAACCAGGAACTTGCTCGTCAAGGTTCCCTTGATCAGAGAACCGCAACACTCGATCTGAGTGATGCTTCCGATAGAGTCTCGAATCAGCTCGTCCGGGCCATGTTTGCAAATCATCCGCACGCGAGTGCGGCTGTAGATGCAACTAGGTCCCGTCGGGCTGTCGTACCGCAGACGGGCGAAGTCGTCCGCCTTGCTAAGTACGCGTCTATGGGTTCAGCACTTTGCTTCCCTGTTGAAGCAATGGTTTTTACAACATTGATCTTCATGGGGATTCAGAGATCGCTTAACACGTCACTTTCCCGGCAAAGCCTATCCAACTTTGTCGGCTCGGTGCGTGTCTATGGGGACGATCTAATTGTCCCTGTAGACCATGTGTCTACCGTGATACGAACGCTCGAACATTTCGGTGCTCGAGTTGGTTCGGACAAGTCTTTCTGGACTGGAAGGTTCAGAGAGTCTTGTGGTAGGGAGTACTTTAATGGGCACGACGTCTCTATCTGTCGTGTCCGGCAAGCGTTCCCTACATCTCGGCAGGATGCTGCTGGTGTGGAATCGCTCGTGTCATGCCGGAACCAACTCTATTGGAGTGGTTACTGGCAGACCGTGCGTTGGCTAGACGAACTACTCAGGGATTTGCTAAAGCATTTTCCTGTCGTCGAGTCAACCTCACCAGTATTGGGCAGGGAGTCAGTGCTCAGTTACCAAGCTGAGCGCTTTCACCCAAGTCTCCATAGCCCCTTAGTCAGGGGTTATGTTTCGGAGGCCAAACCCCCTAGAGATCATCTAGAGGGGGCTGGTGCCCTACTTAAGTGCTTGCATAAGTTGGACACGGATGATTGGTTAAGGAGTAGAGTCTCCTGTCATCCATCCAGCACGTTGGGATCTGGTCTCTCTGAGACTAATGACCGACAGCTCGAGGGTTTGCCACCTTCGGGTAATACGCAGCACTTAGAGCGTTCTGGACGCCCTCAGTCGTCTGGCATTAAACTGAGGTGGGGATCGCCCTTCTAAAGAGGCGGTCGGGCCAGCCATAACAAGGCTGACTTAGAG